ACAGCCAGAGAAAAGAGATTTGTAAAGAAAGTAGTTCAAACAGGAAATATTACTCAATCAGCTCTTTCTGCTGGATTTGCTGACAGATGCTATGGCTCTGTCTTAATGAGAAAAGAAGCTGTAAGAGAAGCAATCTTAAAATGCCTTGAAAAAGAAGGAATAACTACTGAACTTATTGCTAAAAAATTAAGAGAAGGATTAGATGCTACCCATCCTAAAAGATTTTCTGCTAAAGGAACTTTAATCCAAGATTCTGACCCAGATTATTTTAATCGGGGCATATATTTAGATAGATGCTTAAAGCTGGCTGGTTTTGAAGGTGGTGGTAATGAGTTTGGGGATAACATGAAACCTAATCAGATTACAATTGTTATCACCCCAGAACTTACTAAAGCATTAGTTGATGCAGAGGTAATTGATGTTGAAGAAGTAAAACAATTACCTGTTCTGCAAAAAGAAGAAATGGAAGGAGAAAAACATGCCTGAAGATAGGTATGGGAGAGATATTTTTGGTAAAGCAGGGGAAGTTGTAAAAGAAGCTATAAAGAAGAAAAAAGAAGAGCATGGAAAATTGCATTATCCTTATGATGAAGAAGAGCTTAAAGATAGAAAAAAATGGAAAGACAATAAATTAAAAGCAGAGCTAATTAAACTTAGAAAGGAAATAAACAAGGTAGATATTGAATCTGATTTATATGATACCTTAACCACTGAATTAGCTAAACTCCAGAAAGAAGCCAATGAGAGAGGCTTGTTTCTATCAGCAGAAGAAAAGAAAAAGAGACAAGGATAGTAATGGCTGTTAGTGATTTAAAAAATATAGATTGGTGGCGGGAGAAATGCTTAACTGATTTATATTTTTTATGTAGAGTTGTCTTACAGACAGTTGAATCTCCAACTCCTGGTTATAAAGATTTATATAAACCAACACACAAACACATAACTGATTTTGTTCAAAAAAACACTAAACCAGAACAAAGGCTTTTAATTCTATGCCCAAGAGCTTGGATTAAAAGCTATATCATTACAGTAGGATATACTATACAAAGAATATTGAATAATTTAGTTAATAAAACTGGAGACACTATTCTGATTTCCAATGCTACTTTAACCAATGCTCAAATGTTTTTGAATAAAATAAAATATAATTTTGAATTCAATGAGCTTTTGCGTTCATTGTTTTTAGAAATACCAAGAGAACCATCAAAAGAAGCAGAGAGATGGACAATTAATGAGATACAATTAGGAAAAACATTAGTTGAAACTGGTTCTGTTGAGGGAAACCTTGTCTCAAAACATTATACTTTAATGATAAATGATGACTTGGTAAATAGAGAAAATTCAGGAACAAAAGAACAGATAACTAAAGTAATTGATTGGTGGAAGCTTGCTCGTTCATTGCTTGAATCTTGGGGAACAGAAATCGATTTAGGGACTCGTTGGTTTACTGATGATTTATATGGATATATTCTTAAAGAATTTTTTGATTTAGATGAGGCTGCTTTTAAAGAACATAGAAAATATCCATTTACCGAACTCCATAAAGACGAATACCATTATCTACGATATGGTTGCTGGCAAGACCCAGTAAATGAGAAGGGGTCAACATTTCCTATATTATTTCCAGAAGAAAAATTAAAAAAGATTCAAAAAGAGCAGGCTGAATTTTTTGATGGTCAGATGCTTAATGACCCATTTTCTATGCAGCAAAATTTTATCAAACAGAGTTGGATACAGCATTGGAGAAGAGGGGAATTACCAGAATCTCGTTTAACATATCTACTCCTTGACCCTGCTGGTAAAGAAACAGCTGGGAGCGATAATTCTGGGTTGGTTGTAGTTGATGCTGGATGTGATAAAAAACTTTATGTTATATTTGCTCAAAGAAAAAAAATATCTGATATGAAAGTTGTTGAATGGTTAATTGAAATAGCATCTTATTATCAACCAATTATGATAGGTATTGAAGAAGGAAAGTTTGAAATTTATAGAGATTTGGTAAATTTTTTAGCTCCACAAATGATTAGAATGAATAGAGTAGCTACTGGAAGTCATCAGTATTGTTCATCTATTGCTAATATTTTGTTTCCATTGAAGCATAAAAATAGACCAAAAGAATTACGAGTAAGAAATTTACAAGGCTGGGTTGAGTCTGGAAATCTTTTATTTGCTCCAACTGGAATGGATGCCTTACTTGATGAGTTACTGCGTTTTGGAAAAACTATTCATGATGACCTTGCTGATGCTTTAGCTTATATTCTTGATGTTGCTGTTTTTCCAGAAAAGATACCACAAGCAAAGGTATTAGATGATAGGCACAAAACTTCAGAAGAATTGGAAAAAGAATTTTGGGAGCAAACATTGCAAGGAACTTATGACCAATCTAATTTATTAGGAGAAATAGATTAAAATGATATATCTAATTTTCTTTCTTTTAATTATTATAGTTGTCTTACAAATAATAAACTATAAAGAGAAAAAACTTCTAATAGAAAAAATTATGTTATTTACTAATAAATCAGACATAAGTGAAATAAAGCCTGAACTTCATTCTACAAAAATAGATAGTTCTATGGAAAAAATGCTAAAACAATTTGAGGAAGATTGGACACCAGAACTATTGACAGAAGAAAAGATAGAAGGATAATAAAATGGCTGAAAATTTTGTTGAAATAGAAAATAAAATTGTTTCTGGAAAAGAATTATCAGATGATGATAAAGCTTTTGTAATCAATAGAGTTGAAGAATATTGGACAAATCATCCAGATGTAGTTTACAATTTTCCTAAATGGAAAAAGATTTTAACTTGGATAGCTGGATATCAATATATTGATTATAACACTGTTAAAAAAGAACTTCAACCTGTTCCTTATATCAAAAGAAAAATAACTGTGAATAGATTAAAACCTATTTTGCGTCAAATGTTGGCTAAAATAAAAACCACTGTTCCAGAGCTTGGTGTTATTCCTAACACAAGAGAGTATGAAGATATAAATGCTGCTAAACTTGGAGACCAATTACTGGAAGCATTAAGTAATACAATTAGATTTCATAGAATAAGAAAAGATTTCTTTTCATGGTTATTAACTTTAGGAAGAGCTTGTATAAGAGTATTTTGGGATGAGACTAAAGAAGGAATTGTTTCTTATGAAAGAGTTGTTGATGAAGAAACTGATGAAGAACGAATTAATATTATAAAAGCTATTGGTGATGTTGGAATGGAAGTTGTTTCTCCATTCAATTATAGACATGACCCACTATTTTCTTCTCCTGAAAAATGGAGATGGTTTCTTTTTGGAGAAATTGTAGATAGAAACAATTTAGCAGAAGCTTATGGTATTGATGCAGAGACATTAGCTATTGAAGAAGATACTTCACTTGATATTTTATATTCTCAACCATTCGATATAACCAGAGATGAAACAGATACACTTGGTGTCGGCGGAATTGGTTCTACACAAAAAGAAGATAGCTGTTTTAGATATGAGTTATGGACAAGAAAAATTTTTATAATAGTTGGTGGTAAGCAAGTATTAGAGTATGGAATAAATGAAGATGGTTCTATTCCATTTTTTGCTTATGAAGATAAATTAATTCCTTTTGAACTTCATGAAAAAGGGATTGCATTAAATACAAGTATCTTTAAAGATTTATTACCAATTCAAAAAGAATATAATAGGTTTGTTAGCAATTTAAGTTCTACAATTGAACGGGCATCTAAAATAAAAGTAATGACACCTGTCGGTTCTTTGCTTAATAAAAAGCAAATATTCGATGATGGTTCTGTTGTAGCAATTGATTATAATCCTCAATATGGTAATCCTACTCAGCTAAAACTCGATGCTTCTTCTCCAATTGCTATGGCATTTAAACAAGAATTGGAAAGGGAAATGGAAAATGTTTCTGGAGTGCATGAGGTTAGCTTTGGTAGATTACCAGAAAGAGCTTCTCATGCTTCTGGAGTTCTTGTTAATTTACTTCTTGAACAAGATGATAGTTTGCTTGACCCATTAATTAAAGAAGTAGATGAAAGTGTGTTTTCTCCTGCCTGGAGTTATTTACTTCGATTAGTTCAAGAAAATTATAATGAACCTCGTATTTTAAAAATGGTTGGAAGAGATAAAGAGAATTCTGTTATTCAGTTTAGAAATGCTGATTTGAGAGATAATACAGATGTCTTTGTTTCTACAAATGTTAGTTTACCAAAAAGTAGGGCATTAAGAACAGAATGGATTATAAGAATAGCTGAAATGGGATTAATACAAGACCCAAAAACAATTCTTGAATTGTTAGAGTTTGGTGAAGCAAAAAGAATTTATGAAGATGAACTTATTCATGAAAAGAAAGCTATTGAAGAAAATCAAAAAATTGAAGCTGGGCTTGTTTTGACTGAACAAGATGCTATAAAAATGCTTTACATACTTGATGATGATGTAACCCATTTAAAAATACATTTGAGAGATAGATTATCAAATAAATTTGAAAAATATAATTCTTTGCAGAAAGGTGTTCTTGAATTACATATTCAAGCTCATCTGCAAAAATTACAGGCTGCACAACAGCAGCAGGCCATGCCCTCAATGCCAAATAAACAGCAAGGGCAGTCTGCTCCTACGCAACAGCCAACTTCTGAAGAAATAACAGGTCAGCCCCCAGCTGCTGGGCAAGCTGTTCCTGGTATTGAAGGAAGCACTGAATATGGTGAGGAGTATTAATTATGAGTAAAGAAGACATTGAAGAAAAGGATTTTGATTCTTTAACTGAAGATGATTTTCCTGATATCGATTTTTCTGGACTTGGTGAAGAATTAGTAAAAGAAGAAGAAGAAAATCCATTAGAAGATATTGATGAATCTGAACTTAATAATATTGTAGATAATATTGAAAAAGAAGACAAAAAAGAAATAGTTGAAAAAAAAGAAGAAGAAAATGGAAAAGAAGAAAAAGAAACAGAAAAGAAGAAAGAAATAAAAGAAGAACTTAAAGGAATTCTTAATGCTATCAATAAAGATGAAACCCTTAAATCAAAAGGATTAGAAGTAAAAATTGAAGATTTTTCTGAAAATGAATTAAAATCTTTACTCCAAAAAGGATTAAGATTTTATCAGGCAATGGACGAACTTGCCAAAGAAAGGGAAGCTGTTTCTTCTCGTATGCAAGCTTTAGAGCAAGCCGTAGAGTATTTACAGAGGAATCAA